GCTGCGGATCACCTCGAAAGGGCTTTGGTCCGCGCCTTGTTTGCCTGGGCGCAAATCAAAAAGGAAGTACCACGACTATGAAGAAAATAGAGGACATCAAAGTAACATTCATCTGGGGAGGCCGCGAAGTCACGGCATGGGGCGATTGCGATTACAAGACGCACCGCATTGACATCGGGCCGCAGGGCTGCCGAGAACACGTCATGGCGGACGTGCCTTACGATATGTCAATCTCGCGCATCACGGTTTGCCACGGTGACGCAGACATCGCCAACCCCGAGCCGGAACTGCTGGAATTTGCCGAGCAGCTTCTCATGGAGGAAGCCGACGAACAACTTTGCGAGGTGGCATGAAGAAAGTTGTGGTCACGCAGGCTTTCGGGGACGATTGGCTGGAGGTCTTAAACCTGACCAAGCCGCGCATGGAGGAGTATTGCCGCAGGCACGAACAGGACTTTATCTCAATCGAGAAGCCGCTGGCGCACCCGGTGCAGTACAGCAAGCTTATCATCCCGCACCTGATGACGACCAAGGGCTACGATGTCGTAACCTTCCTTGACGCTGATGTGTTGGTCGCGCTGGACTGCCCTGACATCTCCAAGGATGTAGAGAAGTTTTGCGCCTTTGACGAGGGTGCCTACCTTGACCGCAAGCCGGGAATGACGGCACTGGCCAAGGCTTTTGGCTACAAGATCGAGCCAAGGTTCTACGTTAACACGGGTGTCTTTGTGGTTACGAAAAGCTTTGCCGGGATCTTTGCCCAGCCGCCAATCGGATTGTTCCCCAATCACTTTGCCGAGCAGACTTGGATGAACATCATGGCGCACCTGTGCGATCTGGATCTTCAGGAGCTTGACCCGTCCTACAACTGCATGACCAGCGTGGAAGAACACTTCGGCCTAAACCGATATATGGATGCCCAGATGATCCACTACGCCGGACAATCCAACGACATGGCCAAGCTTCGCGGCCAGATTGAGGCTGACATCAAGAGGCTGGAAGAGGAGATCCGATGACCCCGGTCAAGGTGATCCCGCATGGCGACAAGTGGCGGGTGGTGACGGAGTCGATGGAGAATCCGGTTGGTCCGCGCCTATGGGGTGCCGATCCGCCCAACGGCTTGCCACCGGCTGATGATATTTTTGACGACAAGCAGAACGCTCTGGATGCGGCGCGACTATGGAACGCCTATTCGGCCTGGACCGAGGATCGTTCTGGAAAGAGGAAGAAATGGTCAAAGCTGAAGCGAACCGCCTAACCCACGAGGAGCGGGTCAAGCTGCTCGCCAGCGAGATTGCCATCCGGGCGATCTACGATCTGCGCCTATTGCAACGCCGCAAGGTATTGGTCGGGGACGAACTGACCCCGGCAAACAAGCGTCCTGGCCTGAAGGACTGTTGCTGCTACCGCGAGGAGGACAACATAAAAAACCTGCTTGACGATTTCAGGAACGGCACCGTACTCTTTTGGTGCAGGATGGGCGGGGCGAACATCGACCAATCCACCCTGAACAAAATGCTTAAGAGGAGGAAAGATGACGGACTATCTGAAGTTCTTTAGCGAGGTGTTCTTTCACGCCGTCCTGTTTGCCTTCCTGGTTGGCGGCGGAATCTCTTTACTTGTGTTTGCCGGTAGCTTTCTCTCGTGGCTGATTGCCAAGTCGAGGGAGGAAAGGTCGCAATGGCGGAACTGGGACAAATAAAGTTTCTCGGAGAGCGTGAAATAAAGATGGTCGAAATGAAATTCGACATGGATGACATTGCGTCCGACAAGCTGGCATCCATCGGATTTAACAGGATCAAGTATGATCGCGAGGAATTGGCGAGTTACGCCATCAAAAAGCTTCTGGAGGAATACGTTGAAAGGAAGAACAAATGCAAACCGAAAAAGCGTTCAAGCAAAAGATCCTCACGGCGGTAACGGTCCCGAAAGTCCTGACCCGCTCGCAGTGCGAAATGATTATCCGCGATGCGGAGGTCATCGGGATGAAGCGCGCGCCGGTGTTGTCGAAGGATGGCACCCACGTTGCCAGCCGCACCCGGACCTGCTCGTCATGCTGGATACCCAAGGCACCGCACTTCCAGTGGCTTTACAATTACCTGGCCGCAGTGGTGGACCAGGTCAACACGGAACACTATCGCTTCGACATAATGGATATGCAGCAGCTTCAGGTGCTGAGGTATCGCCCATTCCAGAAGTTTAAGTGGCACTTTGACACCTATGACGGAAGCGACCGCAAGCTGACCTGCGTGGTTAACCTATCCAGGCCGGAGGAGTATGTGGGCGGAGGGTTGCGCGTCGAGGCCGATTGGCATGGGGTGGAGAAGTCCACGCACCAGGGATCGGCAAACTTCTTCCCTTCATGGATCAAGCACAAGGCCAAGGCACCACTGTTCGGAACACGCTGGGCTTTGGTCGCATGGATCACGGGGCCACAATGGAGATAGCACCCATCGACCTGATCCTGCTTGCAATGGGCGCAATGCTTCTTGCAATGTGGCTGGACAAATGAGGAAAATATAATGATATATATAATCAAGGATAAGGAATTTGATCTGTGCAAAATAGGATACTCATGCAATCCGATTGAAAGAATAAGATCATTTCAGATTGGAAAAGACAATCTTGAAACAATTCTTATTATGCCGGGAGGAAGGGATAGGGAAAAAAAACTTCACGAAATGTTTTCATGCAGAAGGGTTACGCATCCAAATCCAAGAAGTTTCATGGGAAATGGCTGGACAGAATGGTTCAGATTAAGGCCGAACGAAATATCCAGAATAAGAAATTCATACATAAAGAAACTAGATTTAATGCAGGAAAGGCTTGATGATCTTGAAAGAACTGTTCGTGTTTATGATGGTGATAAAAAAATATTGTATTCGGTGATACAGGATCTTGAAGACACAATGGACAAAATATGCAAAATCTATATGGGCAAGTTATGGGAAGATAAATATTCTGGAATAGAAAGAGATATATTCAAAGACCCAATAGCTCTTGAGTTTATCAATTACAAAAGATACTCAAAGCTAAAAAGACAATGACTTTCGCCGCAAACCTGCCAAGGCACCAGTATGTCTTGGTTAACCGCGAGCTATGCTCGCAGGGCCAAGAGAAGGGCTGGGAAGAGGCCGTATGGTTTGGTCTATATTCTGTGCCGCACCGGGCTTGGGGCTGCACGGTCATGCTGAAGTGCGGTGCGTTGTACAGGGGATTGCCGCTGCACGCATTGGCGTTTACCAACGGCCTTGGTACGGAATGGACCTTGGGCGACGCACAGCGATGGGACTGTTTCGGCTGGAACTTCACGACCATCGAGTACGACTATCTGCGCGAACTGGATTGCCAGGTGTGGCTGGCCGGTAGGCAGACCTGGATGCGTGGAGCCTATATGTTCACCGCAGAACCATACGGGGACGGTTACAGCCTTGAGCCGAGCCAAACCAAGTCGCATCACTTCATTGAGCTTGCCAATGGACGCATCACCTGTGTTCCCGGCAACAACGTCTTATTCACGGAGGCATCGTTCACGGGCAAGAATGGGGTTGCCAAGCCGACATGGCTGAAGGTACAAACACAGGTCTTCCACGCAGAAGAACAGGCGTTTGACGGCGTGGTCGGAGAGGAGACAGCGTGACCATATATCAAGTAGCCAGGCTGGAGGTTGAGGCACTCAAAGAGTTTCTCGACATGGATAACTGCCACCCAGGAAACCTGATGGACTCAAGCTGCTCGCCGCTTTACTGGATTATGAACCAAATGCTGTACGACAAGTTTCACGGACACGGCTGGGAGTTGGATCTATTGGCCGGTAGATTCGTGAAAACAAAAGGAGAGTGATATGCCACTAGGCAAAGACATCGGAAAGAACATTCGTGAACTACGCGCCGACAACCGTAAGAAGGGCAAGGCTCGCGGTGCTGGCGGTAAGCCGCGCTCGCAGAAACAGATCCTGGCCATTGCGCTTCGGTCTGCCGGGGTGCCACCCAAGGGTGGTCCTCGCCGGTTCCGTATGCGGTCGAAATGATCGACCGGATCGAATGGCTGGCCGAAATCCTGGCGCGGGTGCGCCGGAGTCTGGCTATCCACAGGGACAAGATAACCCACGCCGAGGCACACAAGGTTCGCGAGGTAATCGCGGACGTTGACGCGGCGGCACTCATCACAAAGGAGATAAGGAATGAACACACAGGAAGCAGTAGCGCAGGTACTAGCTGACCGGGTCAGCACGACCGAGACGAACATCAAGGTGCTGGAGGCGAGGCTTGTCGCCGCAGTCCAGACTATCCAGCAGATGCGCCATGAGATCAGTATCGGTCGGATCGAGCGCACCAAGGCAAGCGAAAATGATGCGGCGCGGGTCGTGGCTGGGATTCGCGACGAGCGGGAGCTTGTGGTTCCTGAGTCGCTCAAGATCGCCAAGCCGAAGATCAGGAAGGGAAAGATGAAAAGCGGCGGCGGAAACAGGACAAGGCAGATGGTCCTGAAACGCTGGGGGCTATGGCGCATCCAGTACGAGCAGGGCTACACCACCCGCCAGATTGCTAGTGCCTGGAAGTGCAACCGCTCGTCGATTGATTATGCCCGCGAGCATAACTGGGGGGCGGAATGAACGTGCGTGAATGGATCGAGGAAAATTATCCCGACGAAGGGATTTTGCTTGCAGATGGATTCGACCGTGCTTTCCTTGGTGTCGGTCGGATATTCAGCGGTCCGTCAGTCGCGGTCTACGACAAGAGCATGGTCATCACGATCCTGCGCGAGTCGGGGATGAAGGTTGACGAGGCTTATGAATACTTCGACTACAACGTGGCCGGAGCTTACGTGGGGGAACAAACACCCATGTTTGTCGAAACCAAGCGGTCGCTAAGAAAGGGAAGGAAATGAAACTCTGGACCAACCAAACCAACTCAATCCACAAGGTCGATGACTCGATGCTTTTCCCGCGCAACACCTACGTGCTGCCGGACGAACTGACCGGACCGATGTGGGAAGATTCCATACCATGCCCCCACAAGATCAAGCCGTACTATCCTGGCCGCGCGACCGGCGGTGCGACTGCGGTGTACCGGGCCGGGGCTATCGGGGATGCGATCATCACGACCGCCTTCGTGCATTACCTGGTCAACGAATCGGGCGGCTGCGTGGATGTGTACGCACCGGCCAGGAACCTGCCGCTCTATGCCGGTCTAGGAGCCAAGCTGTTCCCGCTTCCGCCTACGCTGGAAGCCTGGGATAGCTATGACGCTCATCTGCCGACCGATGACCTGTTCAGCGGTCAGGTTGGCAACACAAAGCTAGGGACGGGACCGGGCAACTGCTACGACCGCATCTACACCTGGATGAACGCAGGCGATGTTGATCCCAAGTACAAGCGTCCGCATCTGTACCTGATCGAACCCGACCACAAGGAGCTAATTGATATGCACAAGTGGCCGATTAAGGGTGACTACTTTGCTTACCATGTCTCCAGTTCCGGGCCGACCCGGACCTACCCGCCCAAGCAGGGGCAGGATGCGGTCTTGGCGTTGCTTGAGGCATTTCCAAACCACAAAGCGGTCATCATCGGGTTGGACAACTCCAACAACTTCAAAGTGGATCATCCCAGGGTGATCGACTTGTTCAACGTGACAAAGCAGTTCCGCTCGCTGTTCCCCATCGTAAGCGGGGCGGACTTTGTCGTGGCACCCGACAGCAGTGTCAATCATGTGGCAGCCGCCTTCGACACGCCTTGTGTGTCGCTTTGGGGTTCGTATTCCCCAGAAGACAGAATGACTTATTATAGTAAGAACGTATCGGTATTCAAACCCGATACTTGTCCACACGCTCCGTGCCGCCCTCATGCGGGTCTACCGCAGCAGAAGTGCAAGGACGCGACCAACAAGACACCGAAGACGCAGATGTGGTGCAATGCCCTACGCAACATCACCGCCCAAGATATTGTTGAGGCGGCGAAGAAAGCGATGGAGTTGGAGGGATGATTTAATCCGGCGCATGGTGTGCGGAGAGATTCCGCAACGGGAAGTCCTCCTAGTGTGTTCTCCCCTTGAAACAAAGCCGGATTGTTTTTATTATGAACCCGATGCCCCGAATGGTACGCA